ATCAAACATAGTTCCCAAGGTGGTTGACCACCAATCACCCATCTCAAGCCGGCGACGCTCTATGGGGTCAAGAGCAGTCAGCGCCTGTCGGTAGGAATCAGCGTCAATTCCAGGGTTGTCAGTCAGAAGAGAAGGAACAAAAATTCTTCCAGTTTCCTTTCCCTCTACGATAAATCTCTGCCTAACCCAATTAGGTGCAGGGTTTGAAGCAGATCTCATTCTTAAAGGAACCTGAGAAAGAGGGCCCGTTGCAGGACGGCGAAGACGAGAGAATAAGTATCTGTAGTCGGATTCACGGATTTCAGTGACCTCATCCATGCCGATAAACTGAAACTCCGAACCCTTATAACGAAGATAGTCATTCGTGTTATTCAGATATCCGAACGAGATTCTTGCCCCAGAAGGAAATGTCGCAACATACGAGTTGGCGTTCCAGTGAATCTCATCCTGTCCACCAATCCATGTTTTGAATCTGTCCATGAGAGCACCAGGAAGCGCCAAGTCTGCATAGGTGCGTCTGAAAAGAATTGCAGAGTAATTGGGTACATCTACGTATTGCATTGCAGCCATCAACAACGCAGACGACTTTCCTCCACCGGCAGCTCCGCCGAATAGTGCTTCCATTGCGTAGGTACGCAGAAAAACCTTTTGTGTTATTGATGGTTCTTCAGGACAGAATAAAGGCTCTTTCGGTTGCAAATATTCTAATACTTTATTCCAGTCGGGCATAATAATGCTTTCTTCTTGCTCTATGTACTGTACTATTGGAAAGTAACTGCGCTAAGGTACATACACATGAAAATAAAAGATTTGCTCCAACGGTTTTTAATGCGCCAAAGCAATGCTCACTTGTTAATGATTTCTTTTATACTTTTTACTGGAACTGGTGCAGCACTAATAGAATTGCCTTATGGACTTATAACCATAGGGCTTTGTTCGGGCGTCTACGGATACCTGTTGGGACGTGAATAATGGCGTGGAATTCGTTTAATGAAAAATCACTGCAAGGTGTGCAGCAAAAGTCAATTCTTAATGTAGGAGCACCTGTTGCTTTCAATGCTGGCATGGCGGGAGAACCATATAAGGATTCATGGGACATTGAGCGCGCATACCGTGAGGGTGTTCAAAAGGTAACTTGGGTTTTCCGTTGTATTGATGCAATTGCTGGAAACCAAGCCAGACTGCCAATGATTCTGCGCAAAGACAACTCCCCTACTGGTCAAGTTGTTAATAAAAACAATCCCCTTTTAGACATTCTTAACTCAAAAGCCAATATGGGGGAAAACTCTTTCATATTCCGCTACAGGGTTTCTTCTCAGCTTTTAATGAGCTCAAGAGGCGTGTTTATTGAAAAAGTAAGAGGGCGTGATGGTCAAATTATTGCCCTTCATCTTCTTCCACCTCAACACACCGCCCCAATTCCTGACCCCAAGACATTCGTTTCTGGATATGAAGTTGATATGCGCAACGGAACAAAAGTCATTCTAAAACCAAGTGATGTTATTTGGATTCGTAGACCACACCCTCTTGACCCTTATCTTTCTATTACTCCAATGGAGGCGGCAGGAATTGCGATTGAGTTAGAAAATTTATCAAAACTCTATAACCGCAACTATTTGCTCAATGACGGCCGTCCGGGTGGACTTCTTGTTGTTCGTGGTGAAATGGAAGATGACGACAAGGAAGAGCTGCGTAACAGGTTTAGAGGAAACTTGAGTCGTACTGGCTCAACTACGGTTATCGCATCAGAAGACGGTGTTGATTATATTGATACATCAGCCTCGCCACGAGATGCTGCCTACACGCAAATGCGTCAAATCCAAAAAGAAGAAATACTTTCTGCGTTTGGTGTCCCTGAATCAGTTATCGGAAACGCCGCAGGGCGTACTTTTTCTAATGCATCAGAAGAACTGCGAGTCTTTTGGTTGGAAACAATGCTTCCCCACCTTGAACCTCTTGCTCGTGCTTTGGATGATCTTGATGAAAAGTATTATATTGATTTTGATACGGGAAGCGTTCCTATCCTCATCATGGCAAAGCAGGAACGTGCGCGCTACTTGATGGACGAGTATCAACAAGGTCTTATTAGTGTTAACGAATATCGTGACGGAACAGGCAAAAAGAAAGTTGACTCAGAATTGGCTGACAGTCTTTTGGCTAACCCTAACTTGACCCCAATTGCTAATACTGAAAAACCATTTAAGCCAGAAGAACAGCAACCTGTTGACATGGCTGCGGCTGGTGCTCCTCCAGGAACGCCAGGAGTTGTTCCAGGATCACTAACAGACACCGCAGGACAGGCTCCAACGCCTGAACTGCCACCAATGGGTACAACTCCACCAATGCCGACTACGGCACCTGATGGCGCTCCTGCGGGTATGCAGACGGCAACTCCTCCGGCTCCAGACGGAATGCTCACTGGTTCCTCTTCTGAACTCATGACGAAATCTGCTGATTACGAAATGATTAACGACGATTGGGACACAAAAGAAGAACAAGACTCCGATAGGTGGGTTGAAATACTTGACCGTGCCCTTGAAAGACTTTTTGAACGCCAACAGCGTGTTGTCCTAGAAAAAGCTTCTGGAACAAAGTCTGGAAAAGCATTAATTCAAAAGAATCTTTCGGTTGATGCAATTTTTGACAAAGATGTTTGGGACAAGCAACTTGCCGAAGACATCTATCCTGTTCTTAAATCTGCTGGTATGGACGCCGTTACATTAAGTTCACAAAGGTCAGGAATGCCTCCTGATGTTGAAGAAGCAGACATGGAAAAGATTGTCTCTGAACAAGTTGCAAGACTGCAAAAAGCAAACACAAATACCCGCGATGAAGTTGCCGCGGCAGTATTGATTGCGATGGCTCTTGGTGATGATGAAGACAAGCACAGCATGCTCAAGGCTGCGTTACTTGCGATTTTTGCTAACTTGATTGGCAAACGTAGACGCACTATGGCTGAACTTGAAGCGCAAACATCACACAATGCTGGAATTTATTTTGCTGGAAAGTCCGCTGGATCACCTCAAAAAACATGGATTACCCGTAAGGACAGTCGTGTTCGGGGGGAGCATGTTCTTCTTCATGGAAAAACTATTGATCTGGACGAAGGATTTGCAATTGACGGCGAAACGCTTAGATTCCCAGGTGACCCTATTGCTCCAATTGGATCTACAATCAACTGTCGTTGCAGACTAAGAATTAGATAGTTTCAGTAAACCCTCTAAATCACTTTAAGTAAAGACTGAAATAATTAGCTTTTGTTTCTTTGATCCTCTGTAAAATGTTCTACTCTTGTATGAATACAGGGAGATTTAATGTCTACAGTTCAGCAAGCAATTGATACACAATACAAAGTAATGCCAGGTCAAATAAACATTGACGAGGCACAAGGCATTGTTGAATGCTTCGTTGCTGGTATCGGCAACAAAGACTCAGTTGGCGATATCTGTGTTCCAGGCTGCTTTACTGAAAGTCTCAAGCGCCGTAAGCCTCGTGTCGTGTGGGGTCACAACTGGAACGAGCCAATTGGCAAGGTTCTTGAGATTTATGAAGTAAGCCCTAACGACCCACGTCTTCCAATGAAAATGAAGCGTGCTGGTATCGGTGGTCTTTACGCTCGCGTACAGTTCAATCTCAAGTCCGATCGTGGTCAGCAAGCATTTGCCGATGTTTCCTTCTTTGGTGAAGAACAAGAATGGTCTATTGGATACAAGACGCTAAACGCTGATTATGACCAAGGCATGCAAGCAAATATCCTTAAAGAAGTTGAACTTTACGAAGTTTCTCCAGTTCTTCATGGCGCAAACCAACTGACCGCAACTATTTCAATAAAGTCTGATGAAAAGAATGCGGGCATCTACGACGTTGAAGATACCGACAATTATGCAGGTCCTCGTGGAGAGGATGGTGGCGTTCCTGCAATGAACCCAAGTTCTGGCATAGCTGGAAACCTTGCACGAGCAATTGCCACTCGTTTTGGTGGCGCAGTTCGTCTACGCACAGCAGATAAAAACATTGCAATATTTGACCATATGCATGAAGGCGAAAAGATGACCATGCGTGTCACCTACCATTTTGATGGTGATGAATTCATGTTTGGAAACCCAATGAGGGTAAAGCCAGAAATTATGTACATTCCTGAAGAGGATAATGTTCCAGCAGTAATGCCGCAGTCAAATGGCGGAAAACCACAAAATAGTCCATTTGTTTCACAGTATCGCGACGAACTTAACCAACCTGGTGTCCCCGATGAAATCAAACCAAAAGCATGCGGTTGTGGATGTGGTGGCGAAAAGTCAAGTGACGAAAAAGCAGCACCTGGTGCGGACGCATTGAACCAGATTGCAAACATCGTAGGAGTGGATGCACCACAAGAAAGAGTCACAGGGGATGTAGCAAGAGGCTATGGACCCCGCAGAGGTAATCTTGAACAGCTGCTTAGGTATTGGCGTCCAATTATGCGCAAAGAAGGCGGTTTCCGTCGCTGTCGTGTAATTCTTGCTGACCACCCAGAACTGTACCCACTGAACAACATCTGTGCTTGGCTCCACCACGAAACAACAGGTCTATGGCCTAACGAAGGATGTCATCATCCTGGAATGAAGAACTGCCGCAATAAGATTAAAAAGGGCGTGAATGGTTCTCTTTGGAACGATAGCCAATGGAACGACCGTATGGATTCTCGTTTTGGTAAGGGTCTTGAATCACCTGAAGATTATGCAGAGTTTGAGAAATCAGCGGTTTACGAACTCAAAACATTTATTGACCAAGAACCAGAGATGATGAAATTCCTGTCTGATGATTCCAACTGGGAACACATTGGTGAAGACGAAATGGGTTCAATGGTTGTTCATGTCAGTCGTGGAGCCGATAAGCCAAGCGGTTGTGGATGCGGTGGCGATGATGCCGATATGCCAAAACCAGCAATGAGAATGATTGACGCTTTGCTTTCTCTTCAAAAGTCAATTGAAACCGACATGGACACTAAGGCTGGTCGCATGATCAGCAATAGAAATCTTGGGAAACTAAAAGAAGCAATGCAAATTATTGCAACAGTAATTGAGGCTGCACAGGCTCCAGAGATGCAAATGAAGGCTTCTGGTGAAGTGAGAATTAAGGCAACAGGCGATCACTTGTACAGCATTAATGAAGCAATATCACCAATCGTTGATTATTACAAACTTGATTCTGAAGTTAGGGAGTCTGGTATCTATTTTAGTACTAGTCTTTCAGAAGATGCTAAATCAGCTATCGGAAATGTGATCAATGGATATAAGTCAGCAGATAAAGCGCATGAGTCTTACTAAGGAAACATACTCTTATGGCGTATACTTCTCAAAACGGTTTACCAAAAATCGCATCAAAATTTCATTGCATGGTTTCAGGCGAAAAGCGCATGGAACCTTGTGCTGGATGTACAAATCCCAGAACTTGCGTTTCGTCAACAATGCAATACAAGGAGAAAAATAATATGGCAAATGAACCGACCGTAAAACTAGCCGCCGATGGAACAATCACGTGTGCTAAGGATCTTGAACTAACCGAATGCGGTTACAAGGTTGGACAACCCGTGTGTGGAAAATGTGGCGCTGCTGCCGAGAACGTTAAGAGTCTTGAAGTCTCAGACGACGACTCCGATGGATGGGTAACCGCCGATACCGACACCAAGGGAGACAAAATGCCTCTTCCAGAATTTGAAGGAATGGCAGAGATGGCAGAAGACGAAATGGACGAAACTCCAGTAGCAAAGCGTAAGAAGGCTCGTAAGACTCGTCTTGAAAGCATGGGAATGAAGTCTGCTGATTGGGATGACGATGCGTTTATTTGTGCTTTTGAGCGCAAAATGTACCCAGGTCAAGCAACAGTATGCGCACAGTGCCCAGGTGGTTGTGCTCCAGAACAAGACATGCCATCACTTCTTGAAATTGAAGGAATAGCGCAAGACATGTTCAGCGGTAAAGTTCTTGACTCTGGATATGCAGACAGCACCGACATGTTTGTTGTTGATGTTCAGCGCAAAGATGGAAAACCAGTTGAAGCATTCTTTGATGGAACAACTGGCGAATGCATGGGTTGGCACATGCTCAACGAAAAAGTCATTGGTGAGATTGCCGAGATTGACGGAATCAAGGTTATTTCATTTGCTGATGCAGCAGAAATTGCAACCAAGTCTATTGAAGGTGATGTAATCAGCGTTGATGCAGACATGTTTGAAGGCCGCGATGCTTTTGCTGTTGAAATTGACAGTCTTGACGGAAAGTCTTATGACGTTTTCGTATCTCTTGATGGTTCAATTCTTGGATGGGATGAATATGAGCCTGAAGAGGCAGCAGACATTGATGAAGAAATCGCTGATCTTGCATTAAAGGCAATGTATGGCGACGACGAGCGGATGGAAATGGCTAAGGGCGGAATGGCCATGCCTGATGGTTCTTACCCAATCATGGATGAAGAAGACTTGAAGAATGCAATCATGGCTATCGGTCGTGCTTCTAATCCTGATGAAGTAAAAATGCATTGCCAGAAGCGCGCCAAAGAACTCGGCAAGGAAGACATGATTCCTGAGAGCTGGAAGATGGCGCACGAAGAAGCAGAATCTCTTGAAGACACTGCTGAAGACACTGAAGAAAAATCAGCAGAAGATATTGAAGCAACAGAATTCCTAAGCAGTTTGCTGGAGTTTGAGATGCTTTCAACCGAAAACGATATTGAGGCATAATCATGGCACCAAAAGTACGTCAACCAGATAGTTCTGGATTTTTACCACCACTAGAAGTTGCCGAGGCAGTTGCTCCAGTAGTTGCTGAAGTAGCAACTACCATTGAGTCGCTTGTTGAGATTACTGATGAACTGATTGTTGAAGAAGCAAAAGCTGCTCGCAAGCGCCGTTCAAATAAGGGCGACAATGAATCTGAAGAAGCAGAAGAAGCCGCAGCCGTAGATGCTGTAGTTGAAAAAGCATCAGAGGATAAGTAAACCAACCGGGGAGTTCCGGAATGGGACAAAATAATAACTTTGACGCTAACCAGCGCATAAAATCCCTTCAAGATACTGCCGACTTTCATACTATTCGTTTTGCGTCTAAGGGGTTTCTTGGGCGAACAATACGTGATGATAGCTCTGTTCCAAGTGTTGGAATAAGAGCCGCTATTCGTGCTGGCGCAATACCTGATGCTAATGGAAAACTTCGTTGCCCTCCAGGTACACCTAATGCAAACCAATTTACGGATGTCCAGCTTTCTAACTGCGGTAAACCCAGTGTAAGAACTGCACTTAGTGCGGGCGTACAGATGGCGCAAGAGCTTGGCGGAGACGATGTAGGTCTTCAAAGTGACATAATCGCAGTGGATGCTATTTTAACTGATTTAAGAATTGACAGTTATCCAGAAAGTATGGCTAAGGCTGTAAAAAAAGTTCAGCAGATGTCTGTGGAAGAACGACAACTATCTGCTCTAACCCTTGGTGGCAAGAAAAAACTTGATGTAGAAAAAAGAAGAGTACGCAATACTAAAGATTTCGTGAGTGATCCATCTAAGACTCCTCGTGAAAGAATGTCAGAAAGAATTGTTGAAATTGCCTCTGTAGGAAAAGGTTTTTTTAAAGCTTCTTCTATTGATAACCCAACAGCGCCTCAAGGTCAATTGTCAAACGATGAACTACTAGCAGAACAGACCGTCAGGGCGCTAGGTGATGACATTTTAGATGCGTCTTCACAGAGGTTGGCAATTTTACAAGAATACTTATCAGACGTCTATAAGGTTGAGGAAAATCGCGCAAGAACAGCCGCCACACAACAAAAATGGCAAGATAATAAAATAAAAATATCTACTGAGTTGGCTGCCGAATTCCCGCTATTTGTAAAAGAAAAACACTTGGTGTTCACTGGGCGAATGGAAGACAAACCAGATATTGCCTTAGCAGAATTAACCATACCTGCCATTCCTCAAGGTGGCGATGGAGAACAAGTTAATTACTATTTTAGAGTCGCACTAAATATGAATAGCGATAAACTTGCCGACGATACTGGCGATGTTCCAGTATTTGAATTTGTTGGCAGTTCCGATGGGGCAAGTCACCCCCCAGAAAACGTACTTGAAGCAGTAATAAATTTTACGCAAAAAACCTTAATTAACAATAATGAGTTTAGACAAACAAACAATGAAAACTTTAATGAGGATGTAGAAAACGCACAACGTGATTTTGCCATAGGAAAAAGACAAATATTTGTTCAGGCTTTACGCGATGCTGGAATAATGATGGGCCCTAGTTCTCCAGAGCAAGCAGTTTCACTTATTGAAATAAGAAAACGAGGAAGGATTGCTGAAGCAATAGATGGTCGCAGCATAATGGGAAGAGTTTTTGAAGTAACGCCCGACGCTCTTGATCCAGAGTCTTTTGACCACAAACAAATAATGAAATCCATAACCCCCATACTGGATACGATTCCCAGGTATTTTTGGGACGATGTGGAAAAACAGGGAATAAAAATACGTATAGATGTTTCTAAAAACCCTGGGAAAGGTCGTTCTAGTCAAAATTTTTCTCGCATAGATGGAGAGTATGTCCTTCAGATTAATATGAATCCTGATTCCACCGAGCTCCCCACAGGGGATGGTTTGTGGGAAAATTTTGGTGAGATTTTTGGACATGAACTTTTTCATGGATACCAGTCTGTTGAACCGCGCGAAGATGAACTTTCTTACCGTCATGTAGCAAGTAGAACAAGTTTGAGAGTTGACCCTGAGTCAGATCCAGAATCACTAGCCGAGATGGTTCCATTGTCTACATATGACCCAACGGAAGTTGCCTATGGAGACGATTTTGACAGTATCTATCAGGGCAAAGTTTATTTTGGTGAATATCCAGAAAGTTTATCCGCGGTAGAGGCTCAGTTTGAAGGAGGGGAAAATGTTTCCGCACAAGGCCTAGTACAAGCCTATCGTGCAAGTCCTAGAGGAATGATGACCAAAGAACTCGGCGCTGTTGCTCATCAAAACATATTTGGTTCTACTGAATCAGCCGGCGATCTTGATTCTGCCCGCCACTTTCTTGGATCACTCGTTGCTCTTTCTCGGATTGCTCCAGGACTAGAACCACAGAAAAAAGAAGATGTTTTTGTTGAAGGCCGACCAGAAGTTAATGTATCCACACCTCAGGAAGCGTTGAGTGTTATTGACAACAATGAAATAGCAGTTGTTGAGTCACAACAGGACGCACATACATTGTTGGGTGAACTTTCTAAGATGGCAAAAGAAGCAAAGGCGTCAAGCGGTAAACCACCAGATTACGACCTTTGTCAGGTTTCTGTTCCTGGAACAAATTTATTCTGTGGTGAATCAAAGGGAATACCTAGAAAACAGATGCCTCAATTCAGCGGTACCCCATCGCCAGGGTCACCGGCCGAGTCAATGCCTAAAAACTCAAAGGGTGAAGTTGATGCGACTAAAGCGTTTGTTGAACACATGGAGGGACTAGGGGTAAAAATTGAAGAAAAAACAGTCCTTGCATCAACCCTGAAGGCGTCACAGAATGAACTAGTTGGTGAAAAAGTTGCAGGAATGATGGACAATCCCGATTTTGATCCAGCAGGGGAAGCAATCTTTGTTAGTCGTGATGGTTTTGTTATTGATGGTCACCATAGATGGGCGGCTCAAGTCGGTCGCGATCTTGAAGATGGTGCCGTTGGTGACCTTCCATTGAATGTGAGAGTCGTGGATATGGACATTTTGGAA